GAGATTCTAAAAATGTGTTACGTAATTTATCTAGTTCTCTTGCACTAGCAAGGGCTCTCAATATATTACTTTTTTTGTGTCCTGTATGATTCTTTAAATAATTTTTTGTAAAAGAAGGTTTTTTTGTTTTTTCTGTTCTATCAAAGTCATCAATACCTAGTTCTTTACATACAAGTTCAATACTTTTTGCAGCCCATACTTCAGGATAAATACCTGTCTCATCGTGTATTGTTTCTATGTAATAATCATAAGATTTTTTTAATTTGTATTCTAGTTGGTCTACTTGTTTTTCACTTACTCTAACTCCTTTTATTTTCATTTCTAAAATACAAGGAAAAACTTTTTGTTCTAATTCTACAATTGATTGTAAATCTTGAAATGCTATTTCTTTTTTAAGTTCTTGCCAAAGAGCTAAAGTTATTTCTGCATCTTTTTCTGCATACTCACCTACATACATAGCAGGAAGTTTGTACATTTCTGCTTTAGGGTCAACACCCCATTCTTTTGCTGCCTCTTGTAATGCAGATTCATTTTTACCCATTCCTGTATAATGCTGTGCTACAGAATTTAAATCATATCTAAATCTATTTTCATCAACTAAAGAAGTCATAATCATTGTATCAACAACTGTTCCGTGGACCGTGAGCCCTAGTCTATGAATCCAACACATATCATAAATAGCATTGTGAAATATTTTATCTGCTTTTGTTTTTAAAACATCTTGAAACCAACCAAGAACTTTTTTTCTTTCCATGTTGGGACCTGATTCATGTGCTATTGGATAATAAGCTGACCAATCTTTTACAGCAACAGCTATACCTACTACATCACCTTGTCCTCTCATTGAAGATGTGCCTTTTGTTTTTAAATCTGGATCTTTTGTTTCTAAATCAATTGAAATTTCGTCGTACTTTGATAAATCAGGAAATTCATCAGGAGGAAACCATTCTGTTTGTGCTGTAAAAATTGGTTTTTGTGTCATTTAGTTATCCCCCATGAGTTTGATTTCTTTTTTATTTCTGCTTTCACTGGCTCAGGATAGTCTCTATCAATCGCCATGTCAATGTAATGTTTAGCTTTTAATAAATCTTCTTTTTGATTTTTTTGTTTGTGACGACACAAATATTTTATTGCATTACCCTCTGCAAATGGAATATTATTTCTGTTAATAAATTCTGATGGCTGAATGACCATAGATTTATAGTGATCACCCCCTACCTGCTTTTTATATATGTTATCCTTCATCTTCTTCTCCATAAACCTCTCTTTCCATTCTTCTTATAAATCTGTAAAATTCATCCTCTGACATAATTTTGTAATGGTGGAAAAGGGTTTTTGTATTCTCCAGGTAATTCGAGTAAATATAATTCTTTTTTAGCTCTAGTGACACCTACATAACAAACCCTAAGTTCCTCATCCTCCTTTTTATCATCACCCAACATATAGGCTTTTAAAGAAAAGCCCCATTCAACACATAAAACTACCTTATCTGCTTCCATTCCCTTTACTCCGTGAATAGTTGATAATATAATCTTAGTCGTTAAATTTTTATTTTTTTGCCAACATTCTTTTAAATAGTCATTAAAGTCTTCTCTATCTCTAAATATAGCGTTAGGTTTCTTAGCCGATTGAATTCTTGTAGTATCAAAATAAAAAATTTCGTGCCACATTTTTTCTAATGGTGCATTTAAATAATATTTTTTTTTTAATTCTTCGTAAGAAAATATAACACCTTCTTCATGTAGTTCTGATGGTGCAGTATCTTTTTTAGATAAAGCAGTTTTTTTTCTTTCAGAAATAAAATCTTTGTTTATTTCTTTTACCATTTTAATGTAGTCAATTCCTTTAATTGAATGTCCCCTCTGTAAAGCATGCCAAGACTTTATTATTTCTTGACAATTACTAGGAAAAGAACTTTTAAGTTTACCTCTATCATCTATGCCTTGCGACTTTTCTAACCATATTAAATTATTGTGTTTTAAAAATTCTGCGTATTTTCTACAAGAACTTTTAGCTCTTGCACAAAAAATAATTTCAGAGTCTTTGTTTAAATTTTCTACTTCATCTAAACCATTTATGTAACCAATATGTCCTTCATCTTTCTTGTTTGGATCTATTCTTTTTTGACACGTAAACTCATTACCTAATCTATATTTTATGTCATTTCTTATACTTAAAGCAAAGTCATATATTTTACCTGGAAGCCTATACGATGTTTCTAAACGTGTAATGTTTTCTTTTTTACAAGGCCATTTTTGAAATATAGATACATCAGAACCTTTCCAACCAAATATAGCTTGGTCATCATCACCAACTAAAAATAATTCTTCAGTTTTCTGTGCTATTTTAGATATAACTTGCCACTCTAATTTTGAAAGATCTTGAACTTCATCAACCAATACAAGTTTATATGATTGAAATTCTATAGTAGGGTACAAAGCTTTTAATAACATGTCATCAAAATCAATAACTCCTGTTTGGCTTTTAAACTTTTGAAGGTTAGTATAAAAATAAGTTAATTGTCCTGTGTGTACATTTTTGTATTTATCATTTTCACTTTCTCCAAAATAATTTAAAATTTTATCTAGATCACTCTTATATTTTTTTCTTTTATCAAAACCTATAGAATGGTGTGCTTTATTTATTATGTCATAATAAACAGCCATCTTTTTGTCTTCTTGCTCTGTCCATTGTGCAGGCTCTTCATCTTCTCTGTCATACTTTTCATCATCTAACATAACCCAAGTGTCAGGATCAGATGCCATTCTTTTTTTAAAATCTGTTTTTACACTAGAATTTAAAATGTCATGTTTACCAATTTGATTTAAACAAAATTTATGTATGGTTGTAATTGACTCAGCTTGCTTCTCTGTTAACAAACCTTTTTTAATAACCCTATTTTGTAATTCTTGAACAGTTGCTTTAGCAAAACCAATTAATAAAACTTGATCTAAGTTTATACCTCCTTTAATATATTTAGCTAAAATATCTAATATTTTAGTTGTTTTACCACAACCAGGACCACCTAATATTTTATATCTTCTCCTGTAAAATCTATCTAACATTAAAATGCACTTTCTTTATCTTTGTTAACATACTCTGGAACTTCTTGTTGAACTTCAGGTTCAGTATCAAACTGTTCTTTGTTAAGAACATACACCCATCTTTTAACGCCTTCCTTTATATGAAATTTTTCTCTTGTAACACCATTTATTTTTTTTAACATTTGATGAGTAATATCTCCTGTAATGTTCCATTCATCTGATTTTAAATATTTAAAAAAATCTCCAAAGGTAAATTTAATTGTGTTTTCGTCTTCGAAAGGTCTACCTAATAATATTTTTTTCTTATCTTTAGTCACTCTTGTGTTAAAACAAAAACTCTCTAAACTTGTTTTTAATCTAAATGCAGGAAGACTTTCTTCAGGAGCATCTATTTCTGTAGCTTTTTCTTGAAGTGCTCTTATATGCATGTCCCAATTTTTAGTTTTACCAGGAGTCTTACCTGTTTGTTCTGTTGCAGATTCTCTAGCTAAATCTTGTCTAACCAATTCTTTTGATGATAATCTTACTTCTTCACCATTAAAACCAAGATACCAAATTTTAGGATTAGATGTAACGTACGATAAAGGACCTAAAATTAATTCATTGTTTAAAGATCCGCTAATTCCAAATTTTCTTTTTATGCATTCTTCCTTATTACAAAAACTTTTTAACCAATCTTGATCACATCTGTAAGTGTAATCTTTTTTTTCTCTTGAACCAATAACATTACTAACTTCGCTAAAACTCATACCTTTACCAGCAGGTTCAAAAAATTTTTTATTATAATCTAATGTTTTATCTTTCCATTCTTCAGGATATCTTTTTTTAATGTACCTAGTCATATCTAGTAAAACTTCATTTCTTTGACTTTTAGGAACACCAAAAGAAGCTAAAGCTTGCATACAAGGAGGACCATCTTTAAACCAGTCCCCTGAATCTCCTTCGTCAATGTTTGATTTTAATTTTTTAAGTTGCTGAGGTGTTACTTTATTTCTTTCGTAGTGTTCAAAAAATTCTTCAAGAGAAGCTGAACTGCCATCCTCCTTTATCATATAGCGAACCGTGTTTTTAGCATTG